GGCGTCTGTGTCCGTGTCAAGGTGCCGGGTAATACTAAACCGGCACCTTGACACAGCTATTTGCGCATGCGCAACCTGACCCCGCCCATTCTCCACCCAGGTTGCCGAGGCGACGGAGGTACAGAAGGCGGGCCAGAGCCAGACATGTCTGGGCAAGGCGCCGACCGTTACACCGCAGAAGGAGGCGCTTCCCGCGCAGAAGAAATTTCAAATACTTTCATGCCCGGTTCCACACAGTCCTCACTGCAGACTGGCCAGCTGCTCCAAAAGTACCACAATACCAGAGTTCACAGGATGCAGACGACGACAAGACGACCCCACTCTTATGGAATTTTGATCACCTCACATTCTCCCTGTCCTCATTCTTAGTACCAGGACATGGAGCTGGAAGTTACCAACACTCCCCACCATTCAGATTCTTCAAAATCAAAAAGATAGTGGTAAAGGGGACATGGATCAACTGGACTGCAAAGGATATGGAAAATGCAATAGGAACAACAGCTCTGGATCTAGATGGAGAGGATGCGAACAGAGGGAATGCAACACGTTCACCACTAGATCCCGGAAAGCCACCGGGACTGGTGAGCCCTCCGCCAGACCCAAACAAGGCCCCATTTCTCTACGACCCACTGGCCAACAGAACCAGTGCAAGAGCTTGGAGATTGAGGAGGGGGTTCACAAGGGTTTTCAGACCAAAACCCCAAATGACAGAACCCATACCTCAACACCCGGCAACACACTGGTTAACTAGGCGCACTCCATGGGTCTCAGTGAGAGAAGGGGCTGATCTGGCATGGAATGGCCTCAGCATCTCCCTCAGACAGTTAAAGGACCCCCTCAATGAAGATCCGGTCCCTCCCCTGCCCTCAATCCAATATGACATCAAAGCATATGTTCTGTTCAAAGAATTTGACTATGAACCAGGCAGACAGCCTCAATAAATGATCACATGAATGCAAATACTCGTTTTCTCTGTGTTTATTGAAGGGGGGACAAACACTTTGGGGTGTTAAGAATAATAAACAGTCACCGGGCCTAGGAATCAGAGATGGACCCTCGCGCGGCCCCCCGGCCGCGCTTCGGGCTATGAATCAGAGATCACGCCCTCGCATGGTGGGGCCCCAGCCCCCACCATGCTTCGGTCTCATTAAGGTGGGCCGCGAAAGTGAATCACCGTTTGCGGGCTGGGCAGACCCTCGCGCGGCAAGCCGCGCTTCGGGCTATGAATCAGAGATGGGGCCTCAATCAATAATTTATCTTGTGAGGAAAAACCTCAGGGGGGGCAATGACAAACTTGTCAACATTAAATGACCAAACAACACTCAGACGCCGATACATGGCATCCTTGTTAGTGATCTCATCACTATACCACTCATGGGGGAACTTATTGCTAGTAATAAATATTCTCTTAGCAACAAAATTGACGGTGCCCCCCTTAGTCTCAACACGCAGAGGGTAGCGGTCAAGGAGACGAAGCAGATCATCAAAAGGCAGCCATCCATAGAAGTCGTCCAGGATCACATCTTCATGCTTGTCGTATCCATCCCACCACTTCCCGCGCGGTTTCCAGTAGGCATGGGGGGCGCTCTCGAGGCATATCCGACTCTTGCCACAACCGGGCGGGCCCACATAGACAATAACCTCACTCTTCCATTTCCGGGGCGTGGCTACATCAGGGTGTATAAGTAGCAGCGCACTCAGGCCGCGGTGATATTTCACGAATGTCTCTGGACACTCCACAGCAACAGTGGTCAATTGACCAGTTGACAGAAGCTTTTGCACGGCTCCATGTAAGTCATTGCGCTTCCCCTTCTTCTGGGGTTCCCCGCTCTCGATAAGAATATCTCCCCCTTTAGAGCAGTAGTCGCGATTGGCGGTATCATCTCCCTTAGCAACCTCGAAATGGCCGCGCCCGCCTAGATCAGCTTTAAGCCCGGCCATGCGGGTGGTCTTATGGAGATTCACATACCCTTGCAGATGCGGGGTGCCATTCTCTCCAACCTCGCGACCACAGATCAGGTACTTCGCTCGGGCGGCAAGGGCTTTCACCTTCTCCTCCTCCTCGGGAGTATAGTTGTTTATTGTGAAGCACCACCGGCGGCAGGCGCCCGCTCGGCGAGCACTGCGCTCCTGAACCTGAGCCTGTGCCAT